GTCGTTTGAGCGTTCCCAGTTGACTATCCCGTCAACCAAGGGTCCTTTTCACCTCTGACCAAGAGGTTAGAGACGATCAGGACTCGGAAGTTAGACCTAGGGATTCCAGGTCAGCCGGTGCCAGTCCAGCGGAAATAAGGGACTCTTGGAACTGAAGTAGCTGTTTCACAGCGAGATCGTTCGATCGAGAGTTAGGCCGCAGGATCTCTACTAATCCTTTCTTCGATTTGAAGGGAGGAGCAATAGGGACCTTTTTGGCCACCTCGACTTGGGCTTCATAAGCCTCATGGGGTATTCCCTTTTCGTACGAAGAGCAATCGGAGCGCTGCTCCTCGCTCTGGAATGTGAATTCCCGGGCGAGGGCGGCGTGCCACCTAGCCTCGTTATCCAACGAGACTAGATGGACAATGTCCGAGTGCACCTTCGTAAAGACTGTCATTAGGACAATCAAATACACGGAGAACGGTAACCGAGTAGAGAGCGTCTCCCACGCGCTGAAGCTGCTCGAGGCAGCCTTCGAACCCCTCTTCACGAGTTTGGTTATTCTCGCGATCGAGTGGTTAACGAAGATGTCACGAGCGTCGGACTCCGAGTCGTTGAGAGAAATCTCATCGACAAGGAACTCTTGCTCCTTACCTAATACCCGTGAACCCAAGGCATACGCTTTGGACACGGCATTAAAGGTAAGGTCTTTGATCCCCAAGGCCTGCAATCGTGCAGGTACAGGCATCAGAGCAAAAACAAGAGCCAATCCGGCTTCAAGCGGTAATACTCCTTTCGTCAGAGCCCGGGCTATACGTTTGTATGACCCGGGACTGGCAAAAAGCCGTATTATCCGCGCAAAGCGCAATGGGTCTTGCATAAGCCCAGCCCAACCTCTTCGGATTGCACGGAAAGCTAGTTCTAGACGGCTGTTAGGCCCTCTAATCATTAGTTCTTCGCACAGCGATAGAGGAGAGACATTTAGGTTCCCAACCCATGTTTGGTTCGCGAAGTTGAAGCCTCCCTGGTGGGAGACATACGATTTCGCTAACCCTACTGGGATTGAGAAAATCCTAGTTAGACCTATGTAAGCTTCCGCTAACCCTTGCCCTGCAATTACCACATCGTCTCCAAGTACCCGATACGTCGGACGGCTGTGAGACCGCCTCGCTGCATAGAGCACGAGAAGGTGATGCAGGACTGCTAGTGCCCCCCAAGAGGAGTAAGCCCCCATGGGCTGACCCCGGGTATATCGATATTCTCGGTATACCCGTTTATCTTGAGGATTTGGGAAATAGCGGAATGATCGATCGGTAAGCAAGGAAAACCATGCTTCTACTAGAGGCTCTCCAAAAAGGGGCCGGAAGGCCGCTTTATAGAGCTCTAACGGGATTAAGTCAGTCGCTGACTTTAGGTCATAAGAATATACATCCTTATGGCCCTCCGCGGCAAACGATTCGGTCGCCCCTTCTTGATTGAAGGTGGCATCTTGCGGAATTCTCCGTAAGATTCCGAAAAGGTAGTCGTGGATTGGTCTCAATGAACATTGAGTCCAATAATCAACGATGGCGAAAATCCGAACCTTCCCCGCGGCCTCGAATTTTAGGGAAAGTTTCCCTAGTCCGAAGTCGCGGAGTCGGTCGTTAGCTGCCTTTCGTAGTTGCGCGGTACGATCGTCACCTCTTTCGAGGTCACGTTTCGTCTCCAAGCGAACCATATCGAAAAGCTCTCGGAGCGTGATACGCTTTCCGAGGTAA